TCAGGAAATGGTGGAGCGATAGTTACTAACATTGACGAGTTAGCTAATTTCGCATACAACTATAGAGATAATTCAAAGTTCAATGAGTTTGCTTTTGGCACAAACAGTAAGATGAGCGAACAAGATTGTGCGCAGATATTAGTTCGTACCAAGTATCTTACTGAATGGCAAAGCCGAAGGCGCGCTATAGCAGAGTATTGGTGCGATAGATTCTCTGCTATTGATCAGATAACTTGCTTGAGTGCTAATGCTGGTATGACTCATGCTCATCAAAAGTTTGTGATTTATACTGCTGATAGAAACACCGTGCATACTACTTTAATATTACACGATATAGAAAGCAAGATACATTATGATTATGTATTAGGTGATCTTCCTATATGCAAAGACTTCACTAAACCTAATTTATTAAGCATGTCAGTTATGTTATCTAGGGGAGTAGTAAGCCTTCCTTTATACCCTGAGTTAACTGACGGAGAAGTAGAATATATTGCAGAGAGAGTGGAATCCTGCTATAAATAGCAATATGGAAAACTTTTGGTATAAGAATCTTGAATGTGCAGATTATGATAAGATCAAAGCTGAACTGTATCTGTGGCTAGAACCACAACTTGAAAGTTTCAAACAACGTAAATTGTATTATGAGAATATTGTTTCAAGCCAAATGTTATCTGCAAGTCCTACATTAGTGAGTTGGTTAGCTTCTTTAGGGACTGGTCCAATTAGAGTAGTTGGATGTATATATGTCCCGCCCAACTATTCAATAAAGATACACACAGATAACACAAGTGTTAATTTGGGGTTAAACATAGGGTTGCAGACCAAAGATACGCATACTATATTATACGATATCAAAGAAGGTGAACCAAACATAATTACTTATGGCGAGGTTAACTCGTATATCAGTTATGATACGTGTGTATGTGAAGAACACACTAGATTTGATCTAACCAATAATCCAGTCATATTCAATCTTAAACAGCCGCATAATGTAGTTAACCCTACCGATGTATGGAGATTGTCAATAAGTATACGATTCCAAACAGATCCATTACATCTTATTACATGAATAAAAGTTTTTGCACAATGTTATGGAATAATGTGTCTGTTGATCCAATGGGCAATATTAAGCCGTGTTGTATATCTACAGATTTAATTAAAAAACCAAACGGTATCCCCTACAATTTAGGTCGCGACAAGATTGGGGATTTCTTCAATTCCCCTGATTACATTGATATACGTGAAAAAATGCTGAAAGGGGAGGTTGTATCCGGATGCAGTCAATGTATGCAGTTAGAGAGTTATGGTAAAGAAAGTAAAAGAATAACTACTAATAGATTGTTTTCAGAACAACAACTGCAAATATATCAAAAACAAAGTTCTATAGCTGATACCAATATAGCATATTTTGATTTGCGATTTGGTAATCTATGTAATCTTAAATGTAGAAGTTGCATGCCGTTGAATAGTTCGCAACTAGATAAACAAGCACAAGATTATCCAGCATTAAAAAAGTTTTATCCATTATCCGGTTATGATATTAACGACTGGTATGAGACAGAGATATTTAATGATAATGTGTTTTCTAATCTACAGCATATTCGACTGTTATATATAACCGGCGGTGAACCTACTATAATCAAGAAGAATTTTGAATTATTAGAGAGATTGATTGATGCTGGACATAGTAGTCAAATAGGATTGATAATCAATTCTAACTTGACTAATGATAAGCCTGTGTTTTTTGATCTTATCAGCAAATTCAAATGGGTAGTATTTTTTGCCAGTATTGATGGCTACGGTGCTATACAAGAATATCTTAGGTATCCAAGTGATTGGAAACAGATCGATAAAAACATGAATAGGATTGTAGAACGTAACATGACTACTGTCCTGCTAAAAGTGTCACCAGTGGTTCAGATAGGAAATTTGGGTAATATTAGTGAGTTGTTTGAATATTGCGAAATGTTTAATAGAGCAGCAGGAAAGTTAGTAGTTGAAATTGCGTTAAATATATTAGAAAATCCAAACTATCTAAATATTCTATATTTGCCAAATGAATATAAAATTGAATGTTGGAATAAGATCGAAACTTGGGTAAAAGATAACTGTACTTATCAGCCTGCATCTTTTCATAGTCAGTTGGTTACACTTAAAAACAAATGTTTTGCGCAAGTTGATTACCAAGCTGAACTTGCTAAATTTTTTGAGTTTAATGAACTGCTTGATACCTGTCAGAATGCAAAATTAATTGATGTAAACCCCGATCTATATCTGCTCAAGACTAAATAATCGATGTGGACTTTATCTATCTTATCTTTTTTACCTGAATCCTTTATCCATTTGGTAATACATGTGGTAGTAGGTATTGGTATAATAGCTATTATAGCAGGATTCTTGTTAGGATTCATTCCATTCATAAATCAATATAAGCTACCCATTCAGGTTATTGGAATCTTAGTGTTAATTTTGGGTATATTCTTTGAGGGTGTATCAGCAAATGAAGATAGCTGGCAAAGTAAGATTAAAGAATTGGAAGCTAAGGTAGCTATCGCAGAAGCTAAATCCGCCAAGCAGAATGTAAAGATTGTAGAAAAGATAGTAAAAGATACACAGATAATTAGAGAACAAGGTGCGGAAAGAGTCAAATATATTGATAGGGAATTAGTGAAATATGATAGTTCATGTACTATTCCTGAACAAGTAATCAACATACTGAATTCCGCTGCTAAAAATACCCCAATGGTCCAGGATAAGTAATGAGAAAATTGTCATTATTAGCTATATTATTGCTATCAGGATGCGCAGAATTAGTACCTATCAGTAGGAATTTCCCAGAAATGCCGGAAACTTTGTTACAGGAATGTGCAGAATTAAAGTCAATCGAAGGCCAAACAGTAGCACTTAGTACCCTGACAAAGACTATAGTAGAGAATTATGCTCTGTATTATGAGTGTTCTTTAAAGCAAAAAGCTATGGTAGAGTGGTATACAGAACAGAAGAAGATATTCGAAGAAGCTAACCCTGACTAACTCAGTCTAACGATAAATACTATATAAGGTTAGGATTAACATTATGTCACCAGAAATTATTAATGTAGGGGCAGTACCAAACGACGGGGAAGGCGATCCGTTACGTACGGCATTCCAAAAGATCAATAACAACTTTGCCCAAGTATTTAGTTCGGGCACATTTACATATGATGCTTACAGTTTTGGAAATACTGCCGGCCAGGTCATATTTGAGACTGCTGCAAATTTGTTTACTCAGGGTGTTTTTCAAATCAACTCAGATAATCCGGAAACAACTGACAGTCAAAATATAACATTAACAGTAGCTATATCGAATGATACCACTGAAGTAAAGTGGACTGGTTTTGGTACGCTTTTTATCAATGATCCAGTAACCCGGTATGATATAGATATTGATGGAGGAAACGTTCGTATATTAGTAAATCCTTTAGTAGATGCAAATGTATATCATTTTATTGCAGCACAAATCACATTCAGCACAAATGCTCCCGGAACACCATTAGAACTAGAAGGTCTATCAGGAGATATTCTAGGTACAGAGAATCTTATGCCTATAACTACAGAAACTCCAGCATGAGAGCCAGAGAATTCGTAACAGAAAACAATACTACTTTACCTGTAGCAGTAGCCAGAGCCTTACCCGGCACATTTATCATTCCAGGATTACCCAATAGTGATTTCTATAAACAATATAGATTTGGGGTAGCACTTGCTGGAGCACGTGGCCAAATAGACAGAGCAGCAGATAGTATTCCTCAATATGAATTTGAGAAAGAAACTCCTTGGGGAGAAAATATGATTGTAAGTTCATATATGAATACTAACATTGCTGACGATATTGATTATGCTATGAAAGAAGTTGGAATTGGACCAACTGGGAAAAAACTAATCAGTACTATGTCAAGTGATGAAGCACCAGATGTAGGTAAAACAAGTCCAATAATTGGTTTTGCAGGGTTTAAAGGAAAATGAGAGCAAAAGAGTTTGTACATGAGGGTAAGAAGGGTACTATGCACTCTCACCATATTGCGGCTGCGCAAGGTGCTTATAAGTTTCGTGATGATGGTACAGATAGAATCTATAATCTGAATCAAATCATGAAAGCTACTGCCATGGCTGATGGCAAAAGTACTAAAGCATTAGATATGGATGACGAAAGTTTTGTTGGAAAAAACAATATGGCATACCCGTACACAGAAGTAGAACATAAGATGATGCGGCAAGCCTTTAATACCGTTTCCGGTACACATGCACATGATCTGATTCGTGATCATAGCAGTTCAGAACCAAACGATACTCATAAAGTAAGTCCAATAAACAGCTTTAAGGGATTTGGTAAAAAATAATAATACACTATATTGAGAATAAGTAGTTACATCAACTACAGGATTCTCAATGATAGATGCTAACCAAACAATTGATATTATTAAACTCCGTTTTTATAACGAATGGCTATACAATGCTCACCTATATGATGAAGGTGATAGTCAGATGCACAAACTTCTTACTGAAGAAACAGTAAAAAAATATATTGATCCTTTAAATATACCAAAGAATGCAAAGATATTAGACTTAGGGTGCGGCCCTGGTTACTTTCTAGATGAAATGAAAGCTAGGGGATATACAGATTTAGTTGGCGTAACTCTTAGTCCAAACGATATCAAAATCTGTGAAGATAAAGGATTCACTATACAGAAATATGATATGTCATTTTTACCGCAAAAAGAAGGGTATTATGATGAAAGTGTAGACTTTATCTTTTTGAGGCATTCATTAGAACATAGCCCTTACCCTATATTCTCTCTTATGGAGTATAATCGGGTATTAAAGCAGGGCAGCAAGATTTATATTGAAGTACCCGCACCTGATTGTGTGCGTAAGCATGAGTTTAATCTAAATCATTATAGCATTTTAGGTGAAAATCAATTGGCCGCACTGATTACACGTACCGGGTTTGATATCGATTTATTTGAATATATTGAGTTTGAAGTAAACTTCCCTGAAGATGCGGCTGATCCAGATAAACTTACTACCGCTCAGGAAAAGTTCTTTTGTATAGTAGCTACAAAGAAACGTCCATTAGATATCAAATAATTAAATTTAGTTGAACAGATAAATACTCTCTGTATGAGTATATTCGATCCCTTCACGCAAGCTAAATTGCAAAACAGCTATTCTAAACTCAAAGAGGTTAAAATAGCTGAGCGGGATATGACATTAGATGAATTAAAAAAGTTAAGCGGAGCTGGGCAAATCAACGGGGAATATTCGTATACTCCGCTACATGAGTTAGCTGCAAAAAAACAACAATATATGCGTGAGAACAATATCAAGCCAGGTGATCAGGCTTGGTTCAAACTTTGGTTCTCAAAAACTCATATCACCGGTGAAGATCCTTTTAGTAAGGATTAACTTTACCATATAAATACTACTATGAGTGGAACTGCTACCCTAGTAAAAGCACCTTATACCAAAACAGTTTTTAAAACTGATAAGGAACTTCAAGACTTTATCAAGTGCTGTGATCCTGTTACGGGTCCTATGTACTTTATGGATAACTTTTTCTATATACAACATCCTACTAGAGGTAGCTTGGTATATCATCCTTGGGACTATCAAAAACGATTGATCAATACTTATCACGACTATCGTTTTAGTATCTCATTGATGCCTAGACAGTCAGGTAAATCTACATCAGCAGCAGGATATTTGCTTTGGTATGCTATGTTTGTTCCGGACTCTACTATTCTTATCGCTGCACATAAATACACCGGTGCTCAGGAAATCATGCAACGTATCAGATATGCATATGAGAACTGTCCTGATCATATCAAAGCAGGTGTCACTACTTATAACAAAGGATCTTTAGACTTTGAGAATGGTAGTCGTATAGTTTCTGCTACCACAACTGAAACAACTGGTCGTGGTATGTCAATAACACTTCTGTACTTAGATGAGTTCGCATTCGTTAGACCAACTATCGCTGAACAGTTTTGGACTTCTATCACTCCTACCTTAAGTACAGGTGGTAAAGCAATTATCACCAGCACTCCAAATAGCGATGAAGATCAATTTGCATTGATATGGAAAGGTGCAAACAAGACTGAAGATTCATTTGGTAATTCAACTGAATTAGGAATAAACGGATTCCGTGCATATAGATCATATTGGAATGAGCAACCAGGTAGAGATCAAGCATGGGCAGATGGTATGAAGGCTCAGTTAGGGGAGGATCGTTTCAATCGAGAAATTGGTTGCGAATTTATTATCGCAGATGAAACATTAATCAATCCAAATACACTAATACAACTTACCGGCATAGAACCAGTATCTCGTATGGGACAGGTACGCTGGTATAAAAAGCCAGTAAAAGAAAACATCTATACTGTAGCACTCGACCCAAGTCTTGGCACTGGTGGTGACCCAGCGGCTATACAAATATTCGAAGCAAATACTACAACTCAAATAGGGGAATGGAAACATAATAAAACTGATATTCCTAGCCAGATAAAACTTATCGCACAGATAAACAAGTATATCGTAGAATGTACTAATGAACCAAACAATCTATATTATTCTATAGAAAACAATTCAATAGGTGAAGCGTCTTTAATATCATTAAATGAGTATGGTGAATCTAATATTCCAGGAACATTTATATCTGAGCCGGGCAAGAAACGAAAAGGGTTCAACACTACAAATAAAAGCAAGCTAACCGCTTGTGCTAAATTCAAGACTTTATTGGAAAGCAAGAAGATGACTGTTCTTAGTCGTAGTCTTATCTCAGAATTAAAGGCTTTTGTAGCGCATGGTGGAAGTTATGCTGCTAAAATAGGTGATACCGACGATTTAGTTATGGCTTCTTTATTGACTATACGCATGATTCAGTTATTGGGTGAATTTCATTCTGACTTAGATGAATATGTTAGAGATCACGATGAACAGATCGATCCCTTACCTTTCTTTGCAGTTTTATCCAATTAACCAATCAAGTTCCTTTATTTGAAATCGGACTAAATATAAGCTATGAGCAGAGATATAACCCCGTTAAAAGAGCAATTGTTTAGGATGTTATCCAGCAAAGGATATCAACCCAAGATAGTAGATACATCCAACAAAGAAGTTCAAGTTCCTGAAGAAGCGGATCTGATCCGTTTTATCTTTACTAAAGACGGTAAAAAATACGGTCCTGTAGATTTGACTATAGAAGGTAATAGCATAGTTATCTATCTTAGTGATGGAGTATTATCCAGTCCAGATTTCCCTTCCCCAGGAGCAGGGTATGATGATAGTTGGAACGGACTACGCAACCATATACGAAGCTGGGGACATAGATTTGGATTAGGGTTATCCATCAAAAACCAAGATCATTTACAACCTGACATGGCAAAGAGACATCATATGAAAACAAATAAAATAGCAGAAGGTTACTATCCAATGGGAAAGCAAGCTAGTTATAATGACTCAGTTCCCAATGTAAAGATCGTAATACAGCATACCCGAAAGA